CCCGCTGTCGCTTCTGTGTCTCCATTGGAGCCCTCTCAGTTGCCGGCGCTGGTTGAGGTTCCGCCCGTTTCCGCCGTTGCCCGGGTGCTGCCCGCTCCGTTGCCCTGGTCCGACAATCACCTACCGTTCTGACCGCCCTTGCCCTTGCCCGCTGCCCTTGCCGCCCGTCCTTGCCGCCCGTCCTTGCCGCCCTTGTCCGTCTTCAGCCACTACCTTTCCTGCTGCTGCCACTACCTTTCTTGCTGCCACCACTACCCTCTTCTTCAACCACTACCTTTCTTACTTCAGCCACTACCTTTCTCTCCCCCCCCTACTTCTCTCACCTCTTGCACCTTCCTCCTTTGTACAGGTGCGGGTAGATTTTGCCGAGCGTGATAGGGTGTCACCTGGTGGCTTCCCGATGGTCTGGGGTTTTAGGTTGTGGGTAGTGTGATAGGGCGACACCTGATAGAGTGTTGGTTGGTTAGTGGTGTTGGTTAGAGTTTGGAGTTATTTGGCAATGCCGTCTCCCCCGAAGTTGGAGCAGAACACTCGTATGCGTGGTCTTCACGACGAGGGTTTGAGTTTGCGTCAGATATCTATGCAGCTCTGGCGTGAGGGTTTTACGAACAGGGATGGTGAGCCGATATCTGCCCAGCGAATATCTCGTAAGCTCAAGCAGCTTGAGCAGGAATAGGTATGTTTGTTGTGTTGTGTAAGAGAGGTAATGTGCGTTGGGTGGTGTTATATTGATGTGGTATCAATTCTCCCGGATTGACCAGCGGCCTCCTGGGAGCCCCGCCAGGGCTTTATCTCTTCCTCCGAGATCAGGGGGTCGCAACGCGTTATGACGCAATTCTTCCAGACGCCTCGCTCGACCTTTCCGAAGTGCGTGAAGCATCGGTGCATTTATCATGCGATGAAGGGGTCGCGGTTTTGCAGGAAGCATCAGTAATCTTGCCAGGTGTAAACTCTCTCGCATGGTTGCCGAACCCCAACTCTCGATAACTCGCGACGACATCTGGGAACTCTTGCACTATGTACCGACTCTGGCACAGCGCGAGATTCTCGATTGCTGCCGGCGCCAGATTCTCGTACTCGGCGGATACCGTGGCGGGAAATCCCGCACGATGTCGATGATGGCGGTCCTGCTCACCATCCAGTTCATAGCGAAGTTCGGGTCCCGGGTCGGCGGGCAAGTCGCATGGATTGTCGCTGCAGACTACGAGAGGACCCGGGCAGTTTGGAATCATCCCGACGGCTCGCTCGCAGTCGACTTCCAGAAGCTCGGGATGCTCAAGTTCGTGTCGGCCTCGCTGGACCCGGGCACAATGCAGGTGTTCGTTCCTGGCGCTAAAGACCCGTTCATAATCCGCACGAAGTCCGCTAACGACGAGTCAAGCCTGGGCATGGAATCCCCGGTCTGGATTATCGTCGAAGAGGCCGCCCACACCACCAAAGATGTCTACGATCGGCTTTTCTCGAGGACGTCAGAAGCCCGCAAGCGCTGGGGCGCACCGTTCGGCGTCCTGCTGATGTCAGGAACCTCCGAAGGCTCTGAAGGCTGGTATCCCGCTCAGTGGGAAGCATGGCAGTCGCCGGCAATCCAGGAACGCGAAGATGCCGAGAGCTTCAGCCTGTCGTCCGCCTCGAACACCTATATCTACCCGGGCGGCGAGGACGATCCCGAGATCAAGTTCCTCGAGGCGACGCTATCTGAACGCGTGTTCAATGAACGACACCGGGGCATTCCCACGCGACCGCTCGGACTCGTTCATCCCGCGTTCGATAAAGTTATCCATATCCAGGCTTGCGAGTACATGCCAGAGCTGCCGCTGTGGCTCGGAATCGACCCCGGCTACTCAGGAATGCCGTCAAACTACGCTATCGCCGTGTGGCAGTACCAGGGAGGACAATGGCGCTGCATCGACGAAATCTGGATGAACAAATTCAAGAATCCGAACTTCACCCACGCCGATGTCATAAAAGAGTGCATGGCCCGGCCGTGGTGGTCCAGCGTCAGGCGGAATAAGGCGACGGCATGGATTGATGTTTCAGCAGAACGACACTCTGACGCGAATATCCCCGCCGTGACCATGTGGCGGAAAATCTCCGGCCTCACGGTGCTCTCAAAGAAAGTCGGGCTGAAGTCCGGTATCGACCGATTCGACACGATGCTCTCGATCAATCCGTACTCAGAAAAGCCAAATGCGGTGCTCTCTCCACGGTGCGAATTGGGCATTTCGGAACTCGGTGGCGGCCCGAACCCACAGAACGGGCAGAGGCTCACTTACAAGTGGCCGACGAAATCTGATGGTACAGTTACCGGAGCTAAACCCGACGATCGGCACAATGACTTCATCAAAGCGTCGACGTACCTGTTTATGAATCTGCTCGGGCCCGTTGGACAGGCGCCTCGTGGCAGGAAAACGGTTCGTTCGTCCTCCATAAAAGAACGTCTTCGTATTCAGGATTCCCGATAAATGGCTTCCAACGCTGATGAGATCGATCTGGTAATTCAGAAGGTTTTAGCTTACGAGTCGAGTTACGAACCGCTGTTCAAGCGTATGGATACTGACTTCGCGAGCTACTGGCTACTTCAGAACTACAAGCCGAACCGTGATGAGGGAGTCGAACAAAAAGACGCCTACACAACGAACCGCCCTCGTGTCCTCGCCGAAACCGTTCACAACGCGATCGCTATGTCCGAAGTGGTCGTCAGAGTTGATAACGATGAGGCGAAAGAGGGCGGTCGTAAGATCAACGATAACTACGAATCCTGGGTGATCGGGTCGCTCACCAATGCGAACAACTGGCGACTCGATGGCGGAAACTACCCGCTTATTTCCGAAATCGGATTCCGCGGCATCACCAGAGGCCACGTAATCGCCGCTCGAGCGATGTTGCGTAAGCACACGACTGACGGCGAAGAGGCAACTTACGAGGACATCACGCCGATCGACGCTCGACACCTGGTATTTGAGCGTGGCAACGGAAAGATTCTCTGGGCTGCGATCGTAACCCGACGAACCCGAACCCAGATCCGTGACGAATACCCGGATTACAAGTTCGAAGATACCGAATCTAACGACGGCAACCAGCGTGAGAAGGTGATCGATTACTACTTCACGATGGGCGGCAAGGGCAAGAACGCCGGCCAAAATCTGAACTCAGTAATCATCAACAAAAAGTACGCCCGCAACAAAGTCCTGACACACTCCCCTCGCTTCCCGATCGTCATTCGGTCGGTCGGTCGGAACCCGGGAGTGTCGAACTTCAGCTTCATTCAGGAAGAGGGCGGGTCCACAGACATTCCCGGCATCGCAGGAACCGGAGATTCGATCTGGGGCCCGATGCGGCACGCGAACAAATCTCGCAATCGCTCCATGACCTACCGCACCGGAATCATGGCCCGAGAGGTTCAGGGCGTGTTTACTATGGCCTCGCCGGGCGCTGAGAAGGACATCGAGGGCCGAGTCGACGAGCCCGGGCGGGTTCACTACCTCGACTCCGAAGCTGGCGAGAAACTGGAACTCATTCAGCTTCAGAAGCTCGGCCAGGACGCCCAAATCTACGACGCGGTTGTAGCGCAGGACGAACTCGGGGCTGATCTTCCACAGGCTGCATACGGCAACGCCAGCGTTCCGATCAGTGGCGCCACGGCACGGATGCTCGGGCGAACTATCTCGAATCGAATCGACCCATTCCTCAAGCCGCTCGAGTCGTTGCTGGAAGGCTGCATAGCCAACCTGGAAGCTCAGTACGCAACCGGGCAGTACAAACCGATTACCGTGGCAGGCCGCACTCGACAAGGCATCAATTTCAATCGCGAGATAAAGCACACTGACATCAAGAACCACGGACTTCTCAAGATCACACTCAAGGCCGAGTTGCCAGAAGATCGCATGGAGAAAATCTTGATCGCTACTCAAGCGGTGAAGAAAGACCCTACTACCGGCGAGGCGCTGTACTCGTATCCGGGCGCTCGAGACGAAATCCTTGAACTGCAATCCGGTGATAAGCAAGAACGCTTAAATACCGTTGCGCTTGCGAAGGGTGCGACTCCAATGTTGGCACTTACGAGCCAGCTTGAGGCCGCTGTCGACGAGGGGAACATGGACGTTGCGGCGTTCCTCTGGTCGGAACTTCAAAAGCAAGCACGTAAAGACGCAATGCAGGAAGTGGCAATGGAATTTGCGTTCATGGATTCCGTCAACGCGAACCCGATTCAAGGCGCTGCTAACGGACTTGCCAGTTCTGGGCAACAGCTCGTCGGGCCTAACGGTCAACCGATTGCAAGTGACGTTGGGCCGTTCGATGGCGTAGACTCACGAGCATTCGGGTCGCAAGGACAGCCGGGTACTACGCCTGTTCCGTCTGAGGTAGCAGGACAAAATGGGGTGCCCGTTGACCCCGCAGCCGTTGGGTTAGTTCCTAACGTGATATAGGTCTAAAGGAGTGAACTATGTTTATCGTTAGAATTTATCAGGGAGATGGAACTTATAGGTACCGTCTGGTTGATCTAGGTCCTCAAGGCGACACCAGTACGGCGAGATCGCAAGTTCAAGGGACTCTCACAAAAGGAGGAGAGTATGCCGACATATCGGTTACTGCGGACGCGGATGGGCTAAAGACAATGAGGCGGCAGTCCCCGGATTTTGAAATTAAGTACGGCGATAGAACCATCAGCGAGATCGTTCCGCTGCTTCGGAGCTGGAAGGAGCCTCTGCCCGGGGTAGCGAGCGCTGCTGCCCAGCCCGGCGAGCCGGTTAGTGCCGAAACCGGTGTTGCCGGTACGGGCGTTGCGTTCAGGCGAGCGTTGGAAGCCATCCCAGGCATGGCTCCGTTCCGCGGTGTTGGTCAGGATCTTCAAGCACCTTTGTCGAATATTTTTGATATTGGTGGATTAGCTGGCCTTAAAGAAGGCCCATTCTCAGGACTTGGTGCATTTGGTCGCGAGGAATTTGCGGTAGGTGATTTCTTCAGGAACGCTCTGGATGCCCTTCAGAGAGGGACCAGCACTATTGGCGGACTGGCATCACAGGCGTTCACCGCCCCTCAAAACTTGCTGACCTCGCGGTTCTTCAATCCTGATTTTTCAATGACAACAGAACCAGGTGGAGAATCGCCTTCGACGCGGCTGCGGAATGCGGAACAGTATGCTCAATTAGCTCGATTGGCAGCACGAGAGCAGTTCGGAACAGTTCTTTCTAGGCGTCTTGCTGGCCCCCAGCAACTTGTCGAGCAATATCGAGCGCAGCCAATCGGGGGCGCCGAAGAAGATTTTCGGACATTCCTTCAGTCACGGACGAGCCGTTAGATGCCCGCATTTGAAGACATTTTTGGTGGATTGTTTGATGAGAGTCAGGAAGGCCGTCAAGCGGCGTTCTCTACTCTGCTCTCAGGTCTGTCGCGTCAACCGGGCGGACCGATCAACCAGTTCAACCGGGACATTTTCGAGAACCAGTTTGGGTCGTTTTTCAACCGGTTTGTGGGTGATACTGGGCAGCGTATTCTTGCCGGGGAAGCCCCGGAGACATTCGCTGAGTTTGCAAAGAGAAACTACACAGCTCGGGATGCTCGAAGGCAGGCTGTAGGTTCTCGCAGAAGCGCCCCGATCACATCGCGAGCTAGATTCTTATTCCGTCGTTAGGGGGAGCGAATGGTATTCCCTACGTTTCCGAAGCCACGGGACTTCGTTGACGACTTAGATGATCTTGCCCGAAACATCACCGGCAATAGCTGGCGGCTCGATCGCGCCAACGCGGAATCTGTCGAGAAGTTCGGCACGTTCGTTGCTGCCGAGTCGGTGAAGCAAGATCAGCAGACCGG